TCCTCACAATACCCCTCAAGATTTCCCCAAAATTTAGCAAACTCAAAACTTTCTATTCCAGCAAAAAAGCCTCCACATCCAAAACAAAAGCCTTTCTCTTTAGCGTGTTCTCGGCATAAAAGACCTACGAATAATTCTTTACTCTGAGTTTCACCGTCGTCAGGGTAGCAGCACTCTGTGACGTAAGTTTCGGTACATCCTTCAACCACACACCGTCGCGTCATATCACGTTCGCTCCCAATAGCCCTACGACAACATTACCTGTTTCCGCTTCACAACCACAGTTGAGCCGCTGCCGTAGGGCATCCACCCCCCAGCATTCATCAATTGTTAGTCCACAGTCTGCTGATGATTGTAGGGTAAGCAGTGAAGTGATTAGTGGGGTAAAGTCCTCTGGTTTCAGCCATTTTGCCCCGTCAGCTTCTATTAGCCCAGAACGAGAGACAGCCCCCCACAAGGGGAGGAAGTAGGCAGATACCAGGTAGGGGCGGTAGTTAGTAATGCCATTGGCATCAGTTCCCGCGCTAACTTCTAGTAAGGCAGTGATTTCAGCATCTTTGGTGGTGTCGGTTGCTTGAACACCGAGGTTAGATTTTGCGATCGCAAGGGCTGTGGTTAGGTCGGTGAACATTAGTCATCATCCCCTATAAAAATCGCTCTATAGCTTAGCCCTACGGCATCATAGGTTACTGCTTGGTTAGCCAGCATCCTAACTTCCTGTATCTTACGAAGCAAAGTTGTTAGTTCTGCTGGGTTACTTATTACCTCGGCTAATTCCACTGCAAATCTGATTGAAGCTTCGTTTATTGCGTCGTGCTTAGACTGGCGCTCAGCATCTACAGGAGGATGATATTTGAACAATTCTTCGATCGACGACTTGTTAATTGTCATAACTTCACATCTTCTATTTCTACTATTACCACTCTACGGACATAGCTTGAATTTAGGCTTTCCAGGCGACATCACTTATGTGATTTTACTAAGTTTGTAAACTACCCGCCGCTATATTCAAAGAATATAGCGGGGGCTTTATCCCACTACCTCAAGTAAGTAGTAGCGGGCTAATCAGTGCCAACTGCCTAGCTTCCTCAATGTAGGCAAAAGCTACAGCCCATGCCATCACGCTGTCATCATGCCCGGTAATCGCTTCCCTGGTTTTTTTACTGAAGCTTCTGAGTTCATCAATCCCATCCCAATCAGCAGGGAACTGGATTAGACCTTCTTCAAGTGCGATCGCAATCCTGTCAGTATTGATAACCTTACCAACCTTGGTAGTGTTGACCGCTTCAATCCGAACACCAGGGAAATGTTCAATAAGACGCTCTTGAACAGTGCGACCACCTCCGTTCACTTCGACACTGACCAAAACTGGTTTGTACTTTTCCACCAACTTACTGCACTGGTTAATTGAAGAAGTAATTGAGGTATCGCTCTGTTTATATTCTGCAACCAGTTGGTAAGGAATATCAGAAATATTCCACACCTGGCAGCTGAAATTATCGTCACCACCAAAGTTAGGGTCAATGCCGAATAGGTAAGACTTGGCAAACACAGGATCAGACCATTCCCCGTGAGCGCTTGCGGTTATAGCCTCTGCCTTAAATAGCCGTGATTCAGACTTTTTGACCCGCCAGTTACCATCAAGAAGTCTAGCTCGTTCTACTACGTCCTGGGCTTCTAGGTTGGCTAGGTAATGGGGGTCTTTTTCTAAGAGTGCGGGATTATCGGTGAGCTTGGCTGAGATGAAGGTGAAAGATTTAGGGTTACTGTTGGGGTATTGCGATCGCAAATCTTGGGCTGTATCTGCCCAAATTACCTCATCTGATTTGACAATAAACCAACGTAGCACCCCAGATCGCTCAGGGTAGGGGTACCCTCGGGGATTTATCCACCAATCAATCAGTTCTGCTAACCAAGATTCAGCATCTGGGTTACAGGTAGCCCTGAGTTGAGGTTTGATACCATGAGTAGACCTCATCCTGGTCATCAAGTAGAAGAATTGCTTTTTGCTAAAGTGGGTCACCTCGTCGTAAGCAATCCGAGAAACTTGTGCGCCTTGCCAGTTGTAAATATTTTTCTCATGCTGAAGGTGAGCAAATCTGACACTAGCACCCGTGGGAAATGTCCACCTCAACCATTTCTGATTAGAAGTCGCACCGAGGGAGGGATACCAAATGCCAGCTTCATCCCATAATCCTCCCTCGTTGGTAATTTCTGGAGAAGTCCTTCTGAAAATTACGCCGCCATAGTGGGGATTCTCCAATAACTCTGGTTTAGCAAAGTCAAGAAGTAATGCCAGGGTTTTTCCGCTGCCAGCACTACCACCATAAATAGCAATGTCAGCATTACTATCCAGAAACTCCTGCTGCTTGGGTTGAGGTAATGGGAGTCCTTGGTCATCAGTTGGCTTCGGGGCTAGGAGAGAGTTTAGCCTGATTCGTGCTGCCATTTTGGGGGTTAATGACGGGGATCTCTCCATCTGCTACTACCCTATATCCGTGCCTTTCAATAAATGCGATCGCAGCATTAATATCATCCTCAATCGGTCGTGGTATCACCCTCTCTATTGCCCATTTTGGAGCAGGGCGGTGTTCTGTATGCTCGTCTGTGAAAGATTCTTCTTGGAACCATACCAGTTTAGGCGGTTCTCCGTTTTTACCGGGTACATAATGGTTTAGCCGCCTATTTCTGGTTGTAGTCCATTTAATAGGCTGTCCATGCTCCAATGCTTCTGTTAACTTCTGGAGGGCTAGACCTTTCTGATAAGCCGGACAACGTTTCCTGAATTCCTCTCTAGCGCGTCCAACTGCTTCAGCAAAATCAGGATGGCGTTTTATCCAAGCATAAAAAGTATCATGGCTTATCCCTCCTGCTCTCCAGCCAACCTCATCCCCTCCCTCAGTTGCGATCGCTTCACAAATAATTTGAACAATTTCTTGGTTGTAACGCGATTTTCTGGGCATATCAATAAACAATTCCTCCCTCAACCATAACGGATTGAGGGAGGATGGGGAAGGAAAAATTAGTTGAGAGCTGCTACATCCTCGGTGGATGAAGTTGCGTATCAGGAGAAAAAAGAGGTGGGCTTTGCTTGTTGTTCTGTAAAGCAGCAAGGCGTTGCTCAATGCGATCGCGCACCTCAATCAGCTGCTGGGCATTCATCTGGTCAATGTTGGAGAGGAAGCCAATCACATAATCAACAATCTCAACAGTAGGCTTAATCCATAAGCACTCCATCGCATCCTTACCACTGGTGGCTCTAGTGATCGTTTCTTTTCGATGCCACCCTTTTAGGAGAGAAGAGTATTTACAATTTGGGTATCCGCTAATAATAGCCTTACCCTTAATTGACCCTAAAAGTTCAATTAGCAAGAAGTGTTGCTCAATTGAAAATTCATATTCATACGGCGCGTGAGAATTCCGAGTTTCCTGCAGGTAAGGAGGGTCGCAGTAGAAAAGGGTGTCAGGACTATCGAACCGCTTGATAATTTCCAAAGCGTCCAGATGGTAGATTTTGACATTCTTAATTCTATTGGCGATCGCAATAAGATGCGCATGGTCGTTATTTTCTGGCTTACCCAATCCCTTGGAGGTATAGCCAGATGCCCAACCTGTACCACCCCCCATGTAAGAAATGCGACATTGGATGTAGAACTTAATTGCTGATTCTAGGAGGTTGGCAGGCGGTTGCTTAGCCCACTCTACAGTTTCCTCGTTGAAAGTGAGCGCTTCAATTTGAGAAATCAGTTCTCCTGAATTATCCTTGAGTTGCCGCCAAAAGTTAACGGCTTCTGGATGGATATCGTTGTAGACTTCGATTTCTGACGAGGGTTTCTGAATCCCTACACTATACATTCCCCCAAACGGCTCAACATAAATCTTGTGTTCTGGGAAGTGAGAGGCAATCCATTTCCCAAGCCTCCACTTTCCCCCATACCAACGGTTAGCTGGTCGGTTGACTTTAAGAACATCCCCATTGCCATTGCCATTGCCATTGTCATTGTGGGAAGAATAGATTGGTAGCGTCTGTTTTTGAAGTGCTGTTGGTAACTCTGGATTTTTCTCATTCTCCCCACTATTCCCAATATTCTCAACCTGCATCGTGGCAGTAGTGCCGTGTTTTGTGGTGTAAGTTCGGGTTTTGGGCTTATCCTCACTTCTAATATTAGAAGTGAGCTTTTTCCTTAGAGAAAGAACAAACGGATCGCTAACCTTGCACCGACGAGCTATTTCACAATTACTCCACCCTGACCACTCTGAATCCGACAGTAGCATCATCACAGCCCTACGTTTATCCTTTCGGTTCCGAGGTTTAGCTGCTTTATGCTCAGCATTAGCACCAACACTATAGAGTACAGCGTCACGGCGGGTTCCTTGGTGAATTACCACCTGAATATCCTCAATTCCTGATTCTTCTGACGCCTTACACCGGTGGAACCCATCAGCCAACCAATAGTTTTCCCCGTCATAGAAAACGGTGATTGGTTCTAGTTCAGCGCCGTCTGCGATCGCATCTTTTAAAGTAGCGACATGGTTTAAGTCCAGTTTCTCACGAGGCTGAGTTCCTCCGTCACGCCGGATTTCAGATGAGATATTGAGGTAGGCATAACATTGAGAGGAATCGGATTGAGCAACAGTTACATCACCAATACCCTCAAATACCTCTTTGAACTTTAAAGGATCTTTCCCTATATAGAGGAAGTCGTTGTAGTAACGAGGGGATGGCTGTTTCAAGCCATGTTCATCTATAAAAGAGATGCGCTTGTGGGCTTCGCAATAGGCGGTTAGTTGTTTCAGCCTCTTCTTATACCAAGCGGCACCAGTCCGATTGAGCAAAAGAATGCAGCCGGTAATGGCACCATTTGAATAAGAATCAAGAGCTTTGGTTACCCACTTCTCTACCTTGCGCCCGTAGGGTGGATTGCACCAAACTACTCCTGACCAATCTTTGCTCAAGCCATCATCTTCTTTAATGTGGAAAGTTTTGGCTTTGATCCAGCTTTGAGCCAGGGGGTTAGACGCTGGATCAAGATCAAAATCCCCTAGCACCTCCTTAGCAAGATCAATATATTCAGAGGGAGTATACCATTCGTCAGTCGGGCCTTCATGATCAGAGGTCTGCTGCACAGATAAAGCATGATTTCGCCTTACAGCAGCGCCGAGCTTCTGGGCCCATTCTTGCAATACCTCTTCCCCATGCTCAATAGTTTCGTAGGTTTTCCCAAAACTAATAGCTAAGCCCGATTCTTCTGGCACAATTGATTGGTAATTCTCTGTCTGCTGCTTCGCCGTCACTTGCCCAACTGGTTGCAAGATCTGCCCCAAAAACTGCTCTACAAATTTTGGAGGAACCGAGTAGCCCAAGATTGAACCCGCCACAGCAACAGATTCTGGGAACTCGTACCAATCAGGGAAACTCTGGAGACGACGCACACATTCAATCGTGATCTGTTTAGTTGTGCCGCCTGGTAACCAGATATCAGCAAATTTATTTCTGTTATTACCTCTACTATCAGTGAAATACGATCGCATCACCGTTAGCGAAGGCTTTGAACTGGGGCATACTTTATACCCTTGTCCAACGCGCCAAACCAGCAATGGTTCCGCTTCGCTCTTCTGCAGAAACTTTTTAACGGCTGTATTCTGCCCTTTGGTCAACTCAGAATCAGGCAGATCAGCAATTAAATCTTTAATCGCTTCATACCAGCTAATCTTTGCAGTTTTTTCAGGTAAG